TTGAGTTAGCAGTAAATGTAATTGACATAGTGCCAATATCTGCCACAGCACCATTGATGTCTGTAGTGTTATTGACTAGCAATGAAACAGTATATAGAGGGTTAGTAGCAGATACTGCTGTTCCCTTGGTCTGTAGAAATACGCATGTAACTGTTGTTCCCCATGCAGCTTGAAGCGTTGCAAGAACATTAGCTGATGCTGTGTCGTTTAGGAAATCAATAGTTACACTGGATGCTTCCAAGCCCTTAACGAACTTGTGTGCTGTGTCGCCCATTGCAGTTACTTCTAGCTCATCAAATGTGCGATTGATTGTTACTGCTGTTACATGGTCAGAAAGATCAACAGTGTTAATCTTAACGCCTACATTGTTATTCAGAAATACAGCCATTAGGATTATTCCTCGTCTTTCTTAGTAGATGCTGGCTTTGGTGTTGGTGTGCTAACCTGCCCGATTTTTTTCAGGAAGGCTTCGTTCTCTTGTTCCCACTCGGACATATTAACTCCAACTCGTAAGGATTGATACGGACATCTCGCAGCTGAGAAGGTCTCCCGAAGCAGCATTGAGAACACTAGGCGCACTGATTGCGCTTACATTATAGACCAGAGAAGATGCAGCAAGTAGGTTAAACACTCGAACCACAAAATCTTCTATGCCATTGAGGTTGCCTTCATTATCAAATAAAGGCGTAGTAATAATAATCTTGAAGTTAGCCATTGGGCTAATAGTGATGTGCTGATTATTGCTTGGGACGATGTATTCAGAATCTGGACTTACAATAACTGAATTAGCCAAGACTGTTGCAGGCGGAAATGCAAAGGTCTGCCATTTTGAGTTATCGACTAGGGCTGTAGCAAGTGTCGTTCTAAGAGTCGTTATGGCTACTGGTGGCATTGCTACCCAACCATGCTGGTAGGCGCGAGCGCATGAGAAATCAATCCCCGTACTTTGGCCAAGAGTTGCGCTGACATCCTGTACGGGGAAGGCTGGAAATCAACCAAGTTTGAACCGCTGAGAGTAGCGGTACGCGCTTGCCAGATTTCAACAGATATCATTAAAGCTGCATTCTGAATTGCTGTGTCAGTTGTGTAATCAACATTGCTTGCTCCTGCTACTTGTCCTAAAGGGGCAACAGCATGCTTGACTGTTGCAGCAGGTGTTCCAGTAACAGCAAAAGTAATTGAATCTTCACCGACTGCAGTTAATGTCTTTGTGCCATTGTAAGGTGATCCATTGCCTGTAATAACTACGGATTGACCTACATAAAAAACATCTTGGATTGTTGTATCAAAATAAAGAGTGCCTTCAGTAGTCGTATTGCTCTGAAGATAATTGAATTGATAGTTATTCCATAGCATTGGAAGTAGGACTGCATCTGTAGCGTCACACACTTCCTGCAAAGTGGCATCTGGATACAAAGTACCGACTCCGAGAGTGCTGCGGAGTTCTGCAACTGTTGTTAATGCCATCTTGATTCCTTTCTAAAGACTCTGGGGAGTAGAGGGCTACTACTCCCCAGAGCGACTTAGTGTGCTGCGATTAAGCAGTCATGTTGAAGCGGCGAACGCCCTTACCTGACTTAGCAAGATAGATTGCTAGGTATCCGTAAAGGTTGATTTCAATCTCGCCTGTTGTCAATACATTGACGCGAAGCTGTGTCTGTGGTGATTCCCAGCAATAGACAGATGATGGAGCAACCAAGAAGGCTGAATCATCAATGATGCCTGATGTTGTGATGTTGTGATCCACGATTAAGTCAGTGCCAAGAACATTTCCGCGAACAGATGTTGCTACTGCATTACCTGCTGCGTTATATGTTGCGCCTTGCGCTGAGTACAATGCTCGTCCGGTGGTATCCGCGTATCCGGTAATTGCAGCCCACTGGTCAGTCGATGCCACTAGCTTGTTAGCGAAATCGCCACCAGTTCCCTTATATGCTGCGGCGCCTTCTACAGAAACGAATGACTGTAGTCCTGCTGCTGTTGTTGCAACTGATGTCGCTTGAGTACCTGATGCAGTGAAGGCTGCGATAAGTGCTGCATCTGTTGCCTTCTCATATGCCTTGCGAAGTTCAATCATCATTAGTTCCATGAATGCAGGTTGGCTGCGATCTACGAGCTCAAAAGATACTCGCTGTAATCCACTGAACTTATTGACATCAATCGTGTCATAAGATGAGGTCATTCCTGTTTCTGATGGAGCTGAACCTTCGTTTGTATCTGCAACTGTTGGAGCAGTGTTAGCAGAAGATGCGTTTGTGTAAAGGCGAGGAACTGTAAAACTCATGCCTTCTGGCAATAGTGCTGAACGAGTTGCAGCCTCAAATGCTGGACGGCCTGTAAATGTATCTGTAATGAAAGTGTTTAGGTGTGGTGCAAGTGTCAGACCAGTGTTTGTAGAAGTTGAATCATCTGCTGCACGAACGATGCGGCGAGCCTCATCGTCACCAAGTGCTGCCTTGATGTTTGCTTCTAGGTACTGCGCTGATGTGATTGGTGCTACGCGCTCGCGCACGAATGTAGTTGCAGTAACAACAGGACGAGCAGCTTCAACTGCTGCTGCCTCTACTGGTGCTGCAACTGTCTCTGGAGTATTCTCCACAGCTGTCTCGCTTTCTGTTGGTTGGATTTCTTCTACTGCTTCTGGAGTGTCCTCAGCAGCGACATCAATAACCTGAGCAGACTTAAATGCTGGCTCTGTTACCAATGAAACTTCTAGCAGCTTGGCAGCAGATACGAACATCACATTGCCTTTCTGCTTTGACTTAATTACTTCAACTCCGACACTGAGGCCACTTTGTAACCCTTCCTCAGCAAGAATTAAAGCTTCTGTACCACGATTAGATCGTGAAACCTTAAAGGATGCATATACGCCATCTTCTTGCTCAGTAAATTGTGTTGCTTTACCGAGAGGTTGGCGTGAGTCATGCTGGTTGAGCAACTTGACAGTCTTAGGATCTTCTGGAAGTGCGATTGCACCTTTCTCAAAGACAACCTTGCCTGCTGAAGTGTTACCTACTTCGCCTGTTCCTGCTGGCACAATCTTGCCTGAGATTAAGCGTTCCTCAACATTGGCAATGAGGCCAGATGAGAAGTGGATTACCTGATTCTCCATTATTCGATTCCTTCGCTTCCATTAGGTGTTAAATCTTCCATCTCCATTGCTTGTTCTACTGTGATCAAGCCCAGAGATAACATCTTCTCAATTACTAGCAAGCGTTCCATAGGTTCTGTTGCTAGGAATGAAGAATCTACATCGAACTTAACTGCATTGCCTCTAGCAGTAATATCATCCATAGACAGACGATCTTCTATTGCACATACATAAGGAGCAAGTGATTGAGAATAAAATTGTTTTCTTTCATCAAGCACATTGGCATAAGTCATTGAGTTGTTAGCCTCTGCCGAAACCATGTAAGCAGGTACATTACAAAGACGAGCAATCTCAGTTGCTAAGAACTGTTGTGCTTCGTCATACATCATGTCTTTAGGTGAGAATGATGTTGGCTGGTATTCAAGAGTAGATGTTAAGTAAGCAGTTGCACGATTTTGACGAGCGTTCTTCCATGCTGCGAGTAGTCCTGCAACTTCTTTAGGATCAAGGTCAGCACCATTATTCCGAAGCACTCCCGAGGGCATGGGTGTGCTGGCAGCTATAACTGCTGACTTACGAAGGTCAATAGCAGCTCTAATAGTGTCAGAACCGCGTTCTAAAATACCTTCATCAAAGGCTTGGAAGGTAACGATTGAACCAAGACCTGACATAGGTACAGCAACTGCATCAATAAAATACTGAGTGATTTCCATGCCGTAAAGGTCAGTGTTAAAAGTAACTTTGACATTTGGAATCCACTTGAAGCGAGATGGCCTTCCATCTTCTGCGTAGAGTTCTGTAACTTGCCAATAAGCAACTCCATACATCATCAATGAATCAACAGTCCATGCCATTGTGATTGATCTAGGTTGATTGATTGCTGGTTGCTCTACCCAAATTGGATTGCCTAATTCTTCGCCTGTAGATTTGCGATATAGGTTAAGAGGCAATCCGCCAATTACGCCTTTTAATAAATTAGCGCATCTAGCTACTGAAGGTACAGACATTGCCTCATTACGATTAACGCGAGGCAGAACATAATTGAAAAGCGAGTTAAGATTCTCGCCCATAATGGTTGGGGCGTATTGCGCTGTAAGCGATGTCTTATTAGGAGTGGTTGCTTCTGTCTTGCGGAATAGACCCATAGTCATAAAGTGTAGCATTTGTCAAGTAATTAGACAACACGCTAAAGGTATGTCTAAGTAATGATTTGAGGTTTAGGTGCGGGAAGCATTAACTTGCTAACTACCATTGCCAAGCCAATAGGAGCAGAGATGTCTCCTGCTGACTTGCGTTTAATGATTCTCCAAGCCGAGTCATTGGTCTTAGCTGCTGTGTTAGTGAATTGCTCAATTAAATCCTTTTGCCCATTGTGTACCACACGAAGATTAGTAAGACCTTCTAGCAAGTCTCCACAAGCCTTATAGAACTGCTGGCCTGAGACATCATCGACCATAACTCCTGCCTGTGCAAGCCTGTCTGCGATAGTTTGTGTGGCGTATTTGTCAAAGCAGACAACACGCGGTCTGTATAGATCAACCCAAGACTTAATTGAAGCAGCCATCTTTAATTCATCGATTGCAACTTGAGAGCTGTAAGTTTCTAATATACCGATGCCAATTCTGCCGTCACTGAGTAATTGACCGGCCACAAGCGACCCATTTCTTCGACTCGGACTCACATCAAAGCCAAAGACTGTGTAAGCACCAACCGACATCTCTAAAGTGCTATCAGATGAGTTTTCAAGTACCTCAGTGCTGAAAGGACACGAAAGGCTGGAAATCCACTGACAAAGTTGTTCCGTTCTTGCAGCTTCCATCGTTGAAGATCCGATTGTTTCCTCGATGGCTTCCTCTGTTATTAAATGACCCAATGAAGGGTTGGCCATTGCCCAAGCCTTACGATCCCAGATGTCACAGAAGTCTGGTGCGCTGTATTCATAGAACCCTAAGCTCTTAGGTGGCTTATTGAGGCAAGCCTCGTGTAGGTCATTAAGCACTTTGCTGAAATGGTCTCCAGCATTCGATGTAAACAGACGCTGGCTATTTTTACGCGCTAAAGTCACTGACTTAGCAGCGTCCATTGCGGGTTCAGATACTTCTCTCAATTCATCAATCCAAAGGAAGTCACATGTTCTACCACGCGCTCCATCGGATGTTGCAGCAGCCACTTCTAATTGCGCTCCAGAAGCAAGGATGATGCGTTCATCTCCGTTAGTCCTACGGATGCCCTTCTTAATGTCCCCATCTTTTAACTGCACTCTTAGAAAGTCGTTGCGTTCGATAATGTCTGCCATGATGTTAAAGGATTTCATTGCCATTGATCTATTAGAGGACATAATGAGGATGTCCTTTTCACCGAAGCAGAATAAACCTGCCAATGCCCTCATTCTGGCAAGATGGCTTTTTCCGGACTGCCTTGCTATGAGAAGGAGCGCACTCTTGCGGATGAAAAGATTATCTTTATTAACAGAACACATGTCATTGATAATAAGCTTCTGCCAGTCAAGTAATGGCTGACCAATCTTCTCAGCAAGCTCTGCAATCTCATCGCCTCTAGTTTTGCCCTTTAGGAATGGGCTGTGAAGCCTCGGTTTGATTGCCCCTCGTAGGGCTTTGCTCTTTTTGGGTTTATCTGTCATTGAATCGGATTGGGTCGGGTCTTAAACGGACTATCTAGGACTGGCTCGGACTGTGTCGGAGAGAGACAGTTTGAAAAGACAGGGGGGGTGAACCTCTTACCTAAAAAAACACCCATTGAGCGTGACCCTTTCGCGCTGTTGCAAGGCTGGCACGCACTAACACAATTCTCTGGATTGAAAGCTTGGTCTGGTGCATCCTTTATACTTAGCACATGATCCACAGTAGTGGCATCACCTGTGCAATATCTACAGATGTAGTTATCTCTCGCAAGGATAGTAAGCCTAAAGGCTCTCCATCTTCTGCTATCTCTAGGGTCATTGACCCGTCTCTTGTTAATCATCTCTTAACATTATCCAAGTGTGGTCATTGTTTAGTTGAGTCTTAAGTCTATGACAGTTAGCACATAGCGTCTGTAAGTTACTCATCTCATTATTGGTATGGTCACCATCTATATGATCTACATCTAACTGCACTCGATGTATTGGCACAAAGCCACAGAACTCACACTTATCACCCTTATGTAAGCGGTATCCACCTTCTCTACACTTCCAGCATAAACGGTCAAAGAGCTGCAATCCTGACTTAGTTATGCCCTTAGACCTTTGTGGCCTGCCACATGAACATAGGTCTCTTATGGTTCTAGGCATTAATGCCAACCCTTCTGTTTCCAATGATCTAATGCAATGCATGGCTCACCATATCTATGGCCTATGTAGTCTAAGCCCCATACTACCTGAGTCCAACCATCCTGTTCTTTAAGCCACTCACTCTTGCCTTGAGGAATACCATAGTGAGATCCATTAACAGCCTTTGGATTCCATGCTGATTCTTTACCATAGAGCTTTAATAAGCATTTATATTCTTTATAGTTAAAGTCTAATAGATAGAGAGAATAAGTCTTGTAATCAATATACTCTTTTTGTTGCACTGATTCAGAGCTACCTGCATAAGGCATTATGCATAGAGCTATCCCAATAGCTACTAGCACCCCGCAAGCTACGCCCCTGAAGGGCTTGCGGTGAGCCTTTGAGAGGCTCTGCGCCGTTAGCGTACCATACCTTGTCAAGATGTGCATAACTCTTGTCCAATCTAAGCGTGAAGTGAAGTTTTGCCCCTACTTATCCACAGGTTGTGAGTATGTAACGATTATAGAAGGGAATGGCGCACCTAACTTAGATTCACCGAACTTGAGCCTTCCTTTAATGAATTGAACATCTGCATAAGGCAGAACTAACTCATGAAACCATTTAGTATCAGTCCTAGAAGGCAATAACATAACAACTAAATCATTATGTTCTGAAGCCTTTTTAACCCAATCTTTAATGATTCGCCCATAAGGCGGGTTGCACCATACTCGCCCATACCATTGAGCAGCTAAGCCATCTCTGCGTGATTCATCTACATGATCGAGGCCAAAGTATTCATCACACAATGCATTGTCCTTAGAAGCTGCAACATCTAATGTAAAGCTATGAACAGCATTTAACTCGCTGAATAGGTCTTTGGGTGTAGCCCATTCAACAGTTTCACTGGGATTCATATATGCGGTCAATCTTTGCCCCATCCAGTACCCTTGAAGATTGCCCCTACTGGGCTAATTACCTTGTCCATTGGTTCATTACAATAAGTGCATAGAACTGTTGGTTTATCGTGCCAGCCATGATGCAGTTCATTCTTCAATCCGCATCTTCCACATTTGTAATCGTAGGCTGGCATGTTTTACATTCCCCAATCATCCATGATCCACAGCCATCACATCTAACAATGTCTGCTTCAGTCGGTTTAGTGTTTAAGTGACCATACTTTAATTCTAGAAGTGGAAGCAAGTCTTGGAGCTGGATGATGCAGGCATACTCCGCTGCATTTTCTCCCTGCCCGTTGAGTCGCAAGACTGCAAAGCCTAATTCCCCCGAAATAGCTGTGCGCTTACGAATCTGCTCCAAGACTGCCTTTGGTTGGAATCCAGCCCTTGCCTTGACTTCACAGTCAAAAGGTACAGACTGAATATCTTTACCATTCCCCCTTCCCACACTAGCGAATGGCCATACAGTCGATAGGTACTGTGCGACCACCCGCTCTGTGCGGA